CCTTCCCGTTCTTGTCTTTCAAGCCGGTGTATTGCATGACAAACCAATTCTCACTACTGTTTATTGCTATAAGGGGCCAATAGAGCGGGTCAAGATAACACATCGTCTCGTTTGTGGCATTCCACGCTCGGAACTTAATCTCTCTCATATCACCCTCAATTCATTGAAAGATACACAAGCTCGGACTCACGGGTAATGATTTCGGTGCAGTCCAAGACCTCAAAAGCTGTCGGGATGTAGCACGAAAATACTGGCATCCACAATTCCACGCCTCTTCCGTTTTTTGAGTACACGTAATGGCTGAAGGTTGTCATGCTTTGACCTCTCCCATTATTGGATAGGATACTCCGGTTTGTACTGATTTTCTGAGCATCAACGCCAGCACAGCCTCCTCGTATAAATGAGTGAGCGAGTCGTACCCATTCTCTTTGGCGAACTTCTGGAATTGCCTCTTTCGCTCTGGGTAGGTGTTCTGGATTACTACTGCGGTGCGGCGGTTCTTCTTGCGGTGCTTCGTCATAGCGTCTCCTAAATTGCTTGCCTCAATATACAAAGTCGTATATAGAAAGTCAAGAGAAAAGTAAATTATTTTAGATACCCCTTGACTTTGTATATATGAGTGAGTATATTTCCACTAACCAGAAGGGAGTGCCAAGCCTTGCGTAATGAGTGCCAGATCAAATCAGGCGTTTGCACTAAGAGGGTTTCGGGTTTCGTTTATCATCGTAGAAACAGATACGATTGTTGTTTAAGCTGTGAAATGGCAATCAAATACGGAGGACGATATGGGACACTCGGTGAGTACCAGCGTAATGATTTGTCCGAAATGCAACAACACTATTTCGGGAGGGATGAGGGGTGATTCCTGCCCTATCTGTGGGGTGGAATTGGTTGTATTCAAAAGAGGCTGTGCTGATTGCGGTTATCAGTATCCAAGAGTCAGATTCAAGCGGTGTCCTCAGTGTGGGTCGAAGAAGTGGGGTGGGATGGATCACCGGAAGAAAGACCCGCTAACCGTTCCCAAGAGTAGATTTTGGAAAATGGACGAACTGTACCACGACCTCGTTGAAGAGAGGCATGAGATGGCCCCAGAGGAGTTCGCCCTCGCTCAATTAGACGTTAGAGTCAATCCAACCTATCCAAGCAGGCATCCCGTATGAACTTCTGGTTCTGGTTTTCAATAGCGATAGTCTTGGCCATGCTGGTAGGTGTCACGTTCAATCTTGACTTCCTGCAGGGCGATCCGGTTTACGGGAAGTCTGGATTTTTTGGGGATGATTTCCGACTACTTTTTATAGCCCTCTGTTTTTTGATTGCCGTTGGCTGTTTTTATCTTCTTTTCTACTCAAGATGGTTAGAGGATCGAGACAAAGACCGTGAGGCTGAGATGAAGGCTGGCAAGCGGTTTCATTCAGGGATGGAGTGAAGTTTTTTGGGTAGGCGTTCGGGGTTTTTGGGGTGCGCTTTTTGGGTACACCTGTTTTTTGGGTATGCCCCTGTTTTTTGGGTACGCCCTCCCTCCCCTATGCGGTAAATTTTACCGATTTGGTTTGGGTGTGGGTGTGCGCTCGGCTTTTAGCCTACGATTCAGGGTGTACGCCTCCATCCAGGGGATAGTGTACGCGCCGGGCTAAGAGTGGGTTCCTTTTTTCTGCACGGGCTTAGAGTTGTCCGGCATTTCGATCCTGTTTTTTCTGTAGGTAGTCCAAAGCCTTGACCGTCACGAAGACAATCAAGGCATTGGCGGTTAGGTATATTGCAACTCCGATGATCACAAGGCCTCTGCTTTTTGGATTGCGGCACGGGCGTTGTTTTGTGCTTCAATAATGTCCTCGTTTTCCTGTGCGTCCTCTGTAAGTTGCTCATCCAAGGTATAGAGTAGCCCCTTGAGTGCTTCCAGCAATTCCTCGTGGCAGTTGCAGGCGGTTACGATTGCAGGGGTATCTTCCTTCTCATAGACTACTGCCACGTTGCGGCCATTAGAATCCATGATAAGCCCCTGGTGGTTCCCTGTTTTTGCTTCGTGTAGTGCTTTCATTGTGTAGCCTCCTTTTTTGGTTAGCTTGCTACGGCTCCGAGTTGAGCCGTTTCGTCCTTTGGGACTCGTCAGGCAAGCGGTTGTGCTTCCAGGGCTTCACGGTCAAACTGAGCCGCTGTAAACCTGTTAATTGCTTCCTGAGTCTGTCCTTTGAGGCCGAAGACGTGCCCCTCAGCGATGGTAAGTTCCCGCCGTTCTCTAAGTGCTTCGCGCTCCTCCTCCGTGGCAAGTAGGCCAAAGTTGATGGCCTGTTGGCTGTTGTGGAATGTTGGCAGGTTCATTGGTGTTCCCCTCCTGTTTTTTGGGTGACTGTTTTTTGGCTTAGGTGTAGCTTGTGCCCTGCTAAGTCTTTAGGACTGGGCAGGGCTGGGTGTTACTCTCCCTGTTCATCCGTGAATCCGGCGTACTTGAGCGATTGCCAATACAGCTCCTCAAGTACGCCGTTGTCTTTCAGTCCTGGCCCGCTCAATAGCTTTCTGATTGCCTTGATTGAATCGAGCCAATAGTCTGCAAGGTATCCGTCCGTGGCAAGGTCTGAGTCAAATTCAGCCTTGTAGTTTTCGGCGTACTTTGCAAGCGCGTCAAAGGCCACGATCAAAGGTTCTGCCTTCATCATGCCGCGGGCCTGTTCGTCGCGGGCTACTGTGTCCGGTGTTAGGACTTCGCAGGCCTTCAATAGCTTGTGGCTATACTGCCATTTGGTTTGAGATGGGATAGTGTTCATTACTTCGCCCTTTCTTATGTGAAATATGTGATTTAGCGCCGCTTAGTTCCCGGTCTCACTTTTAGGGCAAGGCCGGGAGGGTGAAAACTATACAAGTTTCTCAAGAATGAAATGCCGTATGATGTCCTCGTGGTCCGCTGTCTTTTCTGATAGCCTTGAGTTAATCTTGAATTGAGCCGGGACCGTTGAGTCGAAGAACACAACCACGTCGAAGAGTTTTCCATGCTTCCCTGTTTGTTCGTAAGAGTAGATTGTTCGGTTAACCGAAATGCACTTATCGTATCTATTGAGAGCTTTCATGGTGTTTACTCCTTTTGTTTAGTGTGCTGCAGCGAATTACTGTATAAAGGTACAAAATTCAATGTGCCCAAATCAAACGGAAAAACTTACCTTTTCTCATTTTCTCCAATGTTTTCAATGCTTTTGGCGTTAATAATCCAGGAAAAGATTACCGAAAATTTCACTTGACATTGATTATGTAAAGTACTACATTATGTCCGAATGGGAGGATACATGATTCAAACATTCAATGATCCAGGATAGGCCCGCTAAGTCATCGAGACCGCAGCGGGCTTTTTGTTGCAAGAGTAAATCCAGGGCAATGGGAAAATTCAGTAACTACAAGAAAATCAAAGACAACGGGGAGTACATCTCACCCTTTCTCAAAGGTGAGAAACCCAAAGTCAAAACTGAGAAAGATATTATCAATTCTGATATTGATCCGAATTACCCTGATGGATATGATCCCGCCGTGCCATTCAAGACTGATCCAAAGACAGGCCGAGCTATTCCGCCAGCCAAGCGACTACACAAAGGCAATGGCAAGCCTAAACGTAAGTCAGCCTATGATGCCATAGCCAGTGAACTACCACCGGTTAAGATAGGCAGGCCACGCAAATATAATGATGATGCCTTAGAGCAATTAGCTAACGACATGTTAGAATGGTTTAGCAGCGATGACCCTTCAAGAATATGGTTAGTTGATTGGTGCATAGATAGAGGCATTGTAGATACTGAGCTACATGTCTATGCGTCGAGATCTATTCCATTCGCAAAGGCATTGCAGACATGTAAACAAATGCAAACAAGCAAGTTAGTGCGATTAGGCCTTAGTGCAAAGTACTCAGCCAGCGCAGGAATGGCCATGTTTGCACTCAAGAACGTATCTGGCTGGCGTGACAAGCAGGAAATCACGGACCAAAGGCAGCAGGTCCGGGAGGTCACCCTCACCCTAGTTAATCCTGAAGGCAGGCTTGAAATGGCTAAGACAGACGAAAAGGCATAAGTTTACATAATGGGTATTATGTCAAGCGCATTATGTCATAAGATACCCCCTATTTGGGAACCTTGCGGTCAGATTGACCGAGCGGAGGGTAGCCCTTCCCGCCAATTTTCACAAACCATGTTCCCAGTCTGTAACGGTGGGATTGATAAGGGTTTAGCGTGACAAAGCGATGGCGCAACATATTGAGCACATTAAAGTTGCGGAGGGCATTGGGGGATTTCCCGGTAGCTGAGGTGTATAAGACCGAGTTATGCGGGTGGGTGATAGTATTTGTGAATTGACGAAAATGACACAGAAAAGCGTCAAAACCCTTGGTGAGTTGTTGAAATTGGTTCAGAATCAGCGATCTGGTGAGTGGGTTTGGTATGTTGGCGTTTTTAATGGTGGTTAAACTGGCGAATTTGGGGCGTGAATAGCGATTATTACGAGAAAACACTTTGAATAAGAGTCCGAAGAGTAAAGTACCGAGGGTAGAGAAGGCCAAGGAGAGGCTGAGGGAGCTTCAGTCGGTGAATGAGGGCAGAGTCCTTGAGATGAAGATGTCGAGGGTATTGGCTGAGACGTTGGCTCATGTAGAATCCGGGAAGAGGGTGATAGTCAATCAGGGTGGGACGAGAAGCTCGAAGACATTCAGTTTATGCCAGTTGTTTATTATCAGGGCTTTACAGGAGAAGGCTATTTTTTCAGTAGTAAGGGCTTCCATGCCTCCGTTAAGGGGTAGTGCCATGAGGGACTTTCAGGCGTTGTTGGAGCAGTATGATCTCTACAACCCCGAATTACATGACAGGACGAACAGCATATACAAAATAGGGCGGTCCGAGGTCGAGTTCTTCGGGGTTGATGAGAGTCAGAAAGTCAGAGGTAGAAAGAGGAAGTATCTGTGGTTAAACGAGGCCAATGAGTTAGCTTATGAGGATTTCTTACAGTTGGCCCTTAGAACCACCGGGACTATTTTTCTTGACTATAATCCAAGTGAAATAGACCACTGGATTTATGACAAGGTTTTAACGAGGGGGGACGTTGCTCTTGTAAAATCTACATACCTTGACAATCCGTTTTTGGATGAAATTACGGTAAAAGAGATTGAGAGGTTAAAGGACGAAGATGAGAACCTTTGGCGAGTATATGGATTGGGTGAGAGGGGGATCAGGAGAACGGCAGTTTACACAAGATACGCGATGGGTGGGGAGATGCCTGAGAACTGTACTGATTACATCTGGGGTTTGGACTTCGGATACAACCCCGATCCTACGTGTCTTATGAGATGTGGGTTTAGAGGAGGGGAGTTATTTGCAGACGAGTGGATATACGAAAGGAATCTAACCAATTCCATGCTCATCGAGAAGATGAAGGAGTTGGGTGTTTCCGGGCAAATAGTCTGCGATTCAGCCGAACCCGACAGAATTATGGAGCTTCAAAATGCCGGGTTTAATGTTTACGGCTCAAAAAAGGGTGCTGGTTCGGTTCGTCAGGGTGTGGATGCGTGTTTGAAGTATCACGTACAGTTTACAGATAGGAGTTTCAACGGGTACAGAGATTGGCGGGGGTATTCCACCAAAACAGACAGAAATGGTTTGATAATCCCCGGAGAGTACGTCAAGTTCAATGTCCATGCCTGTGACGCTATCAGGTATGCAGTACAGTTCGTTAATCTACCACAGGCTTCCGTATGGGTGCATTAAGTCTTTTCGATAAGCTCGGCAGGACTGATAGCCCTCTTCTTGAGAGATTTAAGTCTCAGGGGGAGTTCAATCGTGCCAAACACTTCCAGAAACTCTATGATTATTACATGGGTGATAAAGATGAAATACTCATGTATTTAGTGAGGGCAATGGGGAATCAATTCAAGCCCGATACTCTTAGAAGGATGCAGATACCGTACATTGATATTGTCAGGAAAGTCATAGACAGGAGTTCGTTAGCCTACAAAGACCCCGCGGAAAGATGGGTGGAAGACGATGCTGTAAATATAACCTATCAGGAATTACTTGAAGGTTCAAATATCAACGTCCAGGCAAAGAGATGGAACAGATTGGCGAAACTCTTGGATACGGTCTATGTCGCTCCGGTGTGGAGAAATGACCACATAGAGTACGATCTCTTCCCCCCTCATTTGATTTCGGTAAGGGAAAGTCCGAAGAACTATCTTGAGCCGTTGGAGATTCTGTACGAAATAGACAGAGACGGTTCAACCGTTAAAGTCTTTTGGTCGGCAACAGAACATTATATCTTAGACCAGAACGACAGAAAGATGAAATCTGAGGAGAATCCCAATGGTGTAAATCCTTATGGATTGCTTCAGTTCATCCCATGTAGATTGAGAGAAACGGAAGATCATTGGGGTGAGGGAGACAGTCAGTTGGTGGATGTAGCCGAAAAGACCAATATCCTGCTTTGCTCGACATTTCATAACGCAATCATGCAGAGTCATGGTCAGGCGGTTGGAATCAATCTCAATAAAAAGGGAGAGATGCAAACTGGGCCTGACACCATCATTGAGGTGGATGGTGTAAGAGAAGGAATGGTTGTACCGAATCTTTTTTATGCACAACCGACTCCGGCGATTCAGGCGTGTCTGTTGCAGATAGATTGGATGATAAGGATGTCCGCGGTGATGAGGGGACTCACGGCAGACTCCGTTTCCATTGACACAAAAGCCCAATCAGCCTCAGCGAAGTATATTGATAATGTCGAGTTGATGGAACTGCGTCAGGACGATATTGAGGCTTTGAGAAAGTTCGAGAAGAAGCTATTTATCGCAACCGCCGCGGTGTGGAACTACCACACAAAACCACAGATTCCGCTTGACTCCAAATTCATCTGCGACTTTTCAGACATTCTCCCAATGCAAACCGAAGTCGAGAGGATGGATGTTCTTGAAAGAAAATACAAATTAGGTCTCTGGACTCCGGTGGATGAACTGATAGACGAAGATGAGGGTGTTGACGAAGAAAAGGCCATCGAAACGGTGAAGAAGAATCTTGAACTCAGGAAGACTTTTAGTGAAATTATTGCACCACAGTTTCAGAATCCTGTTGATCCTGGTACTGGCGTGGCTCCTGTTGAAGCCAAAGGAATACCAAGCCAGTGATATGCTTTTGGAGCAATGTAAAGATGGTGTTCACGTGACATTCAGATCAAATATTTGTATTCACTGCAAGAAGGCGTTATAATGTTCTACGGGCCTACTTTAACCTGGATGTGGAGGAGCTGGAGAAAGGGGTTGTTTATCCGGTGGGAACATAAACATACCAGTACGGAGATTATGCCGATACTGAAATTCTACAAACTCTTCCAATTCAACGATAACGTATGACATACACGCCGGTAAAGACTTTGGACGGGCTGGCTGTTGGGACGATACGGAATAAGAAGTGGAACACCGAAGAAGTCCCCGCTGAGAAATGGTGCAAGGGTGCGCCGATAGATTCCCCCTGGCATCGTTGGTCGAATACTATTATCAAGTTCTGTACGATTTGCGGGGCTGACAAATATCCAAGAGCATCACAAATAGAAGAGGAGACGTTAGGATGAAGAAAAAAACAGCTATGCAGCGCAGGATGTTAAGGATTGAAAGAAGGTTAATGGAAATATCCTTAAGTCTTGACTCGCTTAATGAAAGCATTGAAGAAGTCCAGACTCCAGCCAACGTAGAGGAGCTTGCGAACAATTTGGACGCGTTAAAGGCGCATATCCTTTGGACGCGTTAAAGGCGCATATCCTCCCATTATCTCCGGTCATTAGGGCGATTGCGGTGAATTTCGACAAGATAATGGACAAAATCGAGGCAGATGTATGAAACGACTCACTCAAGAATATGCGGAGTAGATTATGAACCAAGAGAAATGGAATACGCTGAAGTCTCTTCTCGCTGAAGTAGGGATCAAACCGGACGTGAGTCTTATTCACGCCGGTGATAAATCCAAACCTACCGGTGAGATGGTGAGGATTTCAAGCAACGTTAAGTTTTTCGTCCCTTACAGTGGCGAAGAAGTAGTAGTCAAAAAGAAACACAAGGCACAAAAGCCGTCACAAATGCAGGAGTAAATCATGGCAGATGTAACCCCGACTGAACCGGTAGTCGTTAAAGACCCGGTCCCGGTGCAGACCGATATCACTGAAAAGGCAGTCCCTTATGATCGCTTCAAAGAGGTCAATGACCGAATGAAGGCGGCAGAGGAAAAGCTACGGGCAGCAGAAACGGAAAGAGCAAAAGCGGCAGACGACGAATTGAAGCGTAAGGGAGAATTAAAGACTCTCCTTGAGCAGCGAGACAGCCAACTCGCCGCCATCAAAGTCGAGAACGAAGCCCTTGCAGCGAAAGCGGCAAAGGCTGACGAGGCAGAGAAGGCTCTCCGCGAGCAGACCCTAGCAAAGATCACGGACCCGGAACTCAAGAGGGTAGCGGGAGACTTACCCACTCCATCTCTGTTGATATTCGCTGACAGAGTGGTGGCGGGGAAGATAACTCCACATACCGACAAGGATAAACTGGGTCAGCTTGAACACGACCCGACCAAATGGAAGAATGCGGACGAGTACAAAGACGCACTCCGTAAGGCGGGCAGACTATAAGGAAGTAGAACAATGGCAGACTTCACAACCGGCATTATGAAGGTCGGAGACGTTGACGATAGCATCGTACTGGAGTTTAGCACTCTGGTTACTTTGCTCTCAACGCCTGAACTCGTTGCCACACAGGTAGCCAACATTGACGGCGAACTGAATGGCAAATCAATGCAGTTTTCAAAGTACAGCAATCTCGCCGTTCCATCGGCTTTGAGTGATGGGGTTGATCCAGACTCCGTGACTCTTGTTGATAGTGCGGTAACACTCACCCCGGCAGAAGAGGGCTTGGTGGTCACGAAGACCGCTCTCGGCTCTTTCCAGACGGGTGGAAAGGTTGACGTTGCTGCGGCTCAGTTGGTTGCTCGTAACGCAGGACAGACACTCGATTACCGTGCTATCACGGCTCTCGATGCGTTCGGCGGAACGACGATCTATCCCAACGGAGCAACAGCAGTAGGCAACCTCACCACGGCAGACGTTCTTGACAAGACATTCGCAGGACGGCTCTACAACAAGCTGGCGCGTGCCAACACACCGGGTCTTGTTGGCGGGACGTACTTCGGAATCGCTCACGACGATTGCCTCCACGATCTCCGAGAAGATACGGCAAACGGTGCATGGACGGATGTTTCCAAGTACACCGACCTTGCATCTGTGTTGACCGGAGAGATTGGGATGTATAAGGGAATCCGTTGGTTGCGTTCCGGCAATGCTACCGTCACCTCAAACGTGAACGGTACGATTGACGGCTACACGATCAATGTTGTCGGGTTCAACGCCCTTGGTATGGCGAAGAGAGCAAGTCAGGCGGGGATGTTTGAAGTACGAATCACCGGCCCGTTTGACAAGTTGGCTCGCTTCATCAACGTCGGGTGGTATTCGTTGATTGTGTTCGACACGATTGACGCAAACAACCAAATCCAAGGCAAGTGCGCTTCATCTGTTGGTGCAAACTAAAGGAGGGAATAACCATGAAAAGAATCACATTGGCAATCGCCCTCTTGATGGTTGTATCAGTATTTGCTGAGGCTCAGATGCGTTCCTACGTGACTGCGGCTCGGCATTTTAGGACGGGTACAACGTATTCGTCTTGGGCGCACGATTCAACCGGCGGTATCACCGACACAATGCAGGCTGTTAATGTTGACCAGTATCTCCAGACGTATTACAATGTTTACGCTCTGGATAGCCTGTCAACGCTTGTGTACTATCAGCCAAGTTATGACGGTGTTACATATCTCGCACCCGTGCTTATTGACTCAATGAGTACGGCAACGGCTAACACGAAATCCTTCCTTGTCCCTTCCGGGGCGAGTGGATTGAGAGCCATTAGATTCGTGAGGGTCATCCAGGCGTTCAGGCTTGGTGTTACAACCCCTACGGTGTACGAGAAAATCGTCCAGAAGAGGTAAACAAACGGGGGAGGCAACTCCCCCTATATTTCAGGAAAGAGTATGGCAACAGCGCGTTCGATTGTTACGCTTGGAAATCTCAAGCTCTACCTTGGTGCGTCGGCAACCACCGCCACGGACACCGCTCTTGAGTATTTCATTGACATTATTTCCGGCTGGATGGAGGAAAGGGTAGGGACGAAAATAGCCGCCCAATCCGTTACTGAATATCTTGACGGCGATGGGACTCCCTATCTTTCCACAAGTTATATGCCGGTGAGTCTTCTTGATGACAGCCTTGATAATCTCCAATACCGGAGTTCCTTTACCGATGCCCCGTTGTGGACGAATCTTCTTGATTCAATTGAGTATCTGAATTTTGGCACAGGTGAAGAACCGCGACTGCAGCTTTTAGGGGGATTAGTCTTTCCGATAGGGCAGAAGAATATCAAGATAACCTATATTGCCGGTTGGACAGACATACCAGCACCGTTGACAAAGGTATGCCTTGAGGCAGTACAAAATATGTGGGATGAGGCAAAGACGCAAGGTGATAGACTCGGCAAGCAAGCCGAAGCCGCTGGCGGGAATATCGGCGGGAATGTCTCATATCTTGACCTCAACTTACGATGGGAAGAGATTTTTGCACAATACAGACCGAGGACGACCAATGTACCGCTCACTCGCTAAATTACTCCTGTTACTTTTCATCCCCTGTATAGGGTTTTCTCAGGCATCGAGGAAATACGTTGTAGATACCACGGCAACGACTTCGTGGATAGCCAGAGGGAAAGATGCGGCATTCACGCAGAAGATAGTCTGGCTGAATGTCGTGGTGTATGGCACAAGCACCTCTGATACTCTTTGGTTGTCGTACAACAATGATACGACTTCAACGAAGAACGCCATTGATACGGGGTATTTGATCCCGATAATCCCCGGAGAGACCGGAGTGTTCGCTGATGATGTCTATATCAACAAGTTCTGGATTAAGTACACAGGCTCTACTGCACCTCACTATGTAGCGGTGTTTCACTAATGAGATCATCGGTTGAAATAATCAGGGATGAGTTGGTCACGGCTTTCGAGCAGATCAACACAGCTAATACGCTTAACGGAGTAGCCTTCAGGACGATTATACACAAGGTTAATACCGTCTATTCCGGTGCGAGTAAGATGGTAGAATTTCCTCAACTGGACATCCTTTTTGGCAAAGAGAGGATGGTAAACAAAAACATAAACAGGACCGTGTGGAACTCCGAGGTCGAGCTTGGATTGATAGGGTATTTCAAAGTCTCAACTCCGAGTGAAAGCGAATACCCCATGACTGTAACTGGGGAAGAGTTTCTCCATGACGTTAAGAGAGTTTTGGTTGACCTCGCTATCAAGCATATAGCGAGCGGAAGCAATAGATGGCAGTTGGTTACTCCTGTTGATGGTGTGGGGTTTCAAATAGACAGATGGGTTGAAACAGACAAAGCGGGGAATCTCATGTCTATGTTTGGGATTAAGGCAGTCATCAATTCCTTCTTCAAGGATGTGAACTTGAGAGGTGAGACACCCGAATGATTGAAGTCCAGATAACAAAAATCCCTCAAGTCAGGGAGGATTGGACTCAGCAGATGGCTCTCATTGGTGAGAGGATGTTAGGCTCAATCCGTGAGAACTTCGGTCAGGGTGGAAGGCCGAATACATGGATGCCGTTAAAGCGTGGCGGCCCGTCCTTTCTTTTCCAGTCGGGGAACCTTTTGAGGTCGGGTGATTATACCTATGATTCGGAGAGTGTCACGATAGGCTTTGGTGCTGGATTACCTTATGCCTTCGCACAACAGTTTGGTTATGCCCCGCGGAACTTAGTACCGAGGCCGTTCGTCATGTTCCAGGATGAGGATGTAGATTGGATTACTGAATTGATGGCAGGGGCGTTGTTCTGGTACGGAGATGTCACGAATCCACAATTATCTGAGGTGATGGACTAATGGAAATAGAGGGACTAACAATCACGGTAGATGGCAAGGAATACAAATTCAAGAAGCCTACGATTGGGCTTGTTTGGGAAGTCGGTGACTTGGATTCCGAGATGGCTGATGTTATTGGTAAGGTAGAGTCCGAGGTTTGGGATGAAGAAGAGTCCAAGTCTGTCAAGAGGATGGTCGAGCCGACAATGCTCAAAATACTTTTTGATAGAGACCTGTGCTCAAAGTTCCAGCCATTATGGACAAGATATTGTGATTTAGTGTTCGAGAATCCAGACGACCATATCAAGGACTTGTCTAATATGCTCGAATGGGAGGTTGAGGATATTCGCAAGGGTTTTTTCGATGCAGCCAGCCAAATGAAACAGCGGCTCGCTGCGTTAAAGAGTTCTCAAGATTCAGCACCAAAAGCCAATTAAAACCTCATACCTTCCCATCGAAGTATGAGACGTTGTTTGCAGTATGGAGTTTAGCAAAGAGTCAACAGGATTTTGATTACATCATGGACAACCTGACGCTTTCGGACGTAATGATTAGACAGTCGTTCCAAAGGTACGATTCATGGTGCAACGATTCAGACAACTGGAAGAAGTAAATGGCTGACGAGATAAAACTACAAGTTAGCGTATCTGGAAGTCCAACAATCCAGAAGTTAAAGGATGAGATCAAGAAACTCAACAAGGAGTTCCTTGGTCTTTCTGTTGATAACATCCCACGACAAAAGGAACTTGGGGCATCAATAGTTTCTCTGAAAGATCAAGTAGCCAGTCTTACTAAAGTCACCCTTTCATCTAATGCCCAGATGAAGGAGTCGTACTTCGCTCTTGGTACAGAACTCCGCTCAAGGGCTACTCCTGCGGTTGTATCTTTGTCTCAGGCGTTTCAGGATTCCGCTCAGTTCTCGATGGGATTCGGGCAGGGACTTCGCGCTGTTGCGAACAACGTGGAGTATTTGTCTCAACAACTCATTCTTCTCCATCAGAAGGCTGGCAGTTCAAGTGCAATGTTCACCGCTATTGGACAAGCAATCAAGGGGCCGATGGGGATTCTCCTTGGTATCTCGCTTGCATCAAGCGGGTTGCAGTTGTTGACTCAATGGTTCGCCAATTCTGCAAGAGAGGCAGAAAAAGCAAAAGAATCGAACGAGAAATTAACGCGCTCCTATGAAGATGTTGCTTTCGCCGCCGCGAGTGCTGCGGTTGGTGTGCCGGGGGGAGATATTTTAAGCGCACTAAGTGCTGGTCAGGCTTTAATTACGAGCAAAAAAGCGGCTTATGAAAGATTGAGTGGTCCAAGATTAAAGGCTATTGCAGACGCTAAAGCGTATGGTCACGACATACAAATGAAGCCGAGCGCAGATGAACTAACCGCCTATGGTGAATGGAAGGGGGCGCAAAGTTCGGTTGACACACTGATGAAGATTTTTGATAAGAAGGCTGAGACAGCAGAAAAGATTGCCAAGATTTCTCAGGATGAGCTTGATACCATTAAAGCAATCAATGAAGGATACGCGGAGAGATATTTTGGTGGTGGGAGTCCGTTTTCGCTTGGTAAATCGGGGTTTGATCGTGGTTTGGCGGGGCAATTTAATATTCCTAAAATGGGAGAGTCCGGTGTTGGTGGACAGGGGATAGCTTTTGGGACGCTTCAAGAAGAAGTTGACAAGGCTAATTCGTGGATGAAAGAGAAAGACGAATCCGAGAAAACCTTCGACTATATCTCCTCCGCTGCCCGTAGTGCCGGACACGCCATATCCTCAAGCATCGGTGGTGCGCTAAGGGAGTCACTGGGGCTTGGAAAGGATTTGGGCGATCAGATACTTGGTATATTCCTTCAGTTGGGGCTTAATATCGCCACGGGGGGATTGATGAGTGAACTTGGCATAGGCGGCTATGCTTCGGGTGGTTCCTTTATTACGAGAGGGCCAGCACTTATTCCGTCACGTGGGGGTATGGCCTTGGTAGGCGAAAGCGGTCCGGAGAGAATAGACGTTACCCCAATGAGGCAATCGAGATTGTCAAGGGGTGGTGGGGGCGGTTCTGTGAATGTTACTGGTCAATTTGAAGTAAAGGGACAGAACTTAGTCCTCGTTCTTGATAAGGCAAGGCAAATACAAAATCTGAGGAAGCTCTAATGTCACTTACAACAGTTGCAAAAGTACGGCTTGCTGACGATACCAGCAACACGGGTAAGTACCTCTCATTCCGCAAGCGTAGCGTAGGCGGGACAGATGTTCACGCACAGCTTGTTGTGTTAGAGGAAGAGAGGATAATTACCAATAGGGGGATAGTCTCAACTTTTGTCACTCCGGGGAGGGCTGCCGCCGCCCAGACTATTTTCACGATTGAGAACGCAACAGGGACGGGTGTTCTTGTCGGCGTTTCGTCTATCCGTGTCGGGATGGATGCAACCGCAGTTCTCACAAGTCGAGCCATATCGTTTACGGTTGGACGTGGGACCGCTCCTTCTGATGGGACATCGCTCACAAAGCAGACCATTGACAATAGTGCGTTCTCAAGCGATGCGAATGTTCTCGTAATTGGGGATGCGAGTGCCGATGATACTTCTTCTGGTACGGGGTTGTCTTATACGGGGACTACCATTCTCCGAAAAGTACGCGGTATGAGGTTGCACACTCTTGTTGGTCAATCCTTCAGCGAGATAGAACTTGTTGCTGGAAGCCCGTTTGTGTTGAATGAGAACCAGTGTCTTGGCGTGAATATATCGGCGGCTGCGGCAGGCGACAACCCGACGACTAACTCTTACTGGGTAAGCGTCCTCTGGGAAGAATATACAATACCGAGTTTATCGTGATAGTTCCAATTCTATACGATAATGCGAATGATGTGGCGGACTTCCCGCAGGGGGATACCGCGACAACGACCTACACGCACTTGATTCAGCGGACTTGGTTGCCCGCGGGATTGCTCAAAGTCTATCTCATTACTGATATTGCTGACCCGCCATCGGGGAATACAAACCTTATCGTTGACGGTGAGTTGAATGAACGCATAGACCTCATCCCGTTTGAGATACAAGTCCCAGAGATGGCGTTTAGATACTACGAAGACTACTCGATGGAACAGGATGGGTTTTGGTTCAACAGATTAAACGGAGAGGTGTTCCAGTTAAAGATTTTGCTTGACGAAGGTGCAGGTGATACGCTTTTCTTCTGGGGTAAACTCTTGGATAAGACCCCCGTTCTCAGGGAATTGTCTTTGGTGGATGATGCAATCATAAGGCAGGGAGAGTTCCGCTGTATAAGCATGATAACGGCACTTCAGGAACTCGACCTTAACGATCTCCTGGATTATCTTGAAACCAATCACTTGGTAAGGCCGACAAGTGGCGGGTGGGGCTACGCTCCGGGGATTAAGATGGTTTCATTCAACTCGATATTCTCTGCAATGCTGTTTCGTTCGGGGCTTAATCCATCATTCGGCCTTACAGATATTGAGTATCTCGGTGACGGGAATGATTTCGTGTACGAGTATTCGTATTCGGGTGCGCCAATTCCATACGTGTTTGACGAATTGTATATGCCGTTCCAGTACGATTCCGGGGTGGGTGGATGGGTTAGATGGGGGTACTCAGTAAGACTCCAACAGGACTACGAATCGGGGTATGAAGTGTTAGGCGATTTATGTAGAACCTTTGCCGTATTGCCGAACTTCATTTACGACATAGCTTCCTCAAGGTGGAAGATTCGCTTTACGACAAGAGGGAAATCGTATCAGGGGACTCCAATAACACTCCCCACGCCAATCTCTTCGGAGATGGGGATAAACTCGGACTCGGTTTCCAGTAGCGTGATTATCAACGATGTGTTCCAACAAAGCGCATGGAAGACAAAAACAATAGAGGGGTTCTCTGCTGATTTGTATAGTCCTCCGGGAGTCAAGTTTGACATATCCCAAGACATACTTTTTGGAAGTCCATATCTCATCAATCTCGTTGACTTCACGTGGCTTCAGTGGGTGTTCTGGGGTTCAACGGATGGTGCGGCAATGCAGCCTATCACGACAGCGAAATACTGGGACTATGAATTTGGCGCATACCTTGGGACTAACACCATCTACGCTTTTGCTTTGGCGAAATATCTCTTTAAGAAGTTCTCAAGGCGAAGCCGTTGGATTGATAGGGAGTATGTTTCTATTCAGGGGACATATTCCGGGGATACAACCCACTCACTTATCTTTTTGACTGCTTGTACGAGTATAGATGATGGTGTGTCAGCTAAGACTTATTACGCCACAGACATTACCAAAAACGTCTTTACCAATAAATGCAAAATCAGGTGGACTGAACTATGAGCGTAACCTTGATATACGGCCCTCGTTCGGTGTTTGACTGTGAGAGTGCCTTCGATGAGCTTGAGCCTATCACTTACGTCACCCACACAGCCGATTCGACATACCGGAAGTGGGGGTTGTATTCGTCCAAGTTTGCCATCACTGATAGCTTCACTACCGGCATTGTCGGGACAAGGGCAATCAGCGCAATGAATTTATCGGCTGCAACGAGCATTCGGTTCTGGATACGAAGCCAGGACAATCTCGATGCCAATGATTTGCAATTCCTGATTGACGATGACGAGGAGTGTGCTAACGGAAATAGTCATCTCGTAACGGTTGACATAAACGAGACCCTCACTGCCGATACGTGGAAACAAGTGACCTTGACGTTGCCAAGCATGACTGCACTCACAGCCGTAATTTCTATTGGGTTGAAGGTTGCGGTGAGTAAGTCGTTGAATATGGAGATTTACCTTGACAAGATAGAGATAGCAACCACATCGAAGACATTCAACGAACTCCACATCGCCGGCTTCGACAATCCAGAGAACGAAGAGGGATTCCCGCAGTCCGAGGTTGAGCAGTTGCTTGATGGGAGTCATTACAAGACCCCGACAGTCGCAACGACAAGAAACATCTCGATAGACTTGGGTGTTCTTCAGGATTCGGCAGACCAGTTGTTCCTGAGAGAGTTCGCCTTCGCCTCGACTCAACAGGTGACGTATGACAATGAAACATTAGATGTGATTTCAACGGTAAACAGTTTCCCCGTTGACAGGGTGAATAACACTATAACGAGTAAGCATTACTCTTTGGAACTGAAAGAAAAAACGGCTCGGCTCTTAGGTTCAGCCCTGCCTTCATCGTGGACTAACTAAAGGAGCAACATCATGGCAGCAACATTTGGATTCTCTTCTCCGCTCCCCGCAAACAACCTTCCTTGCGGGATTACGAGCGTGGTAACGGATTGGAGTTCGGGCGGGAACTACTCGGAGACCATATCCGACCTCAGTGAGACAAAGTTCACGCAGTCTCACAGCTTTCTCAAAGATCAGCACGGACGGGAGAAAGCTCATGCGATCACAGCCGAAGCGAGCTGGCGGTATCATCGCATGGATGGAACGAACCTTCCGTTGCTTGCAAACTGGGCCGGTGGATTCCACAACTCAAGCCTCAACCTCATCAACGGCGATGTGGTTGTGTTTGGGAATAGCACGGTTGGACATAACGGAGTCCCGAAGTGGCGGCTTGTCATTGGTGGGAATACTTCAGAGGATAGATATGTTGAGATGATGCTGAAGCGCACAGCAGTGATAGCTTCAGCTACTTCTTCTATCATTGACAACGACATCATCTGGTCAACATTCACCTCTGCGGGCGATGGTGGACTGTTCACGGGTGCGGCGTATCGCTCGCCGGCGGGCATTAAGACATTCTCCGTTCAAGGCGTTGACACCTACGAGTCTCTTGGTCCTATCAAGGATGCGAACTTCACAGCCACGCTTCAGTGTGACGAAGATTCTGAGGGTAGGTACATCCCACGGAATACCGTCTTGATTGAATACTCCGTTGACGTGATGGACTTGTCCCCGACTTCGCTGGCGGTGCTTGACACGTTCAACCAGTACGCTTCAGTGGATTGCAAGTTCGCGCTCATGGACAATGTTGTTATTACCTGTGCCGATATTCTCGGTGCGGTAGCTGACCCGATGATTGACGGTGATGTTGACAAGGGCGGGACGATTAGGTTCCACGGTTCAGGTGAAATCTTACTTAGTGCTTGGGCTGCTTTGTTCTCGTAAATCCCTAAAGGGGAGAAAAGATGAAACGATTACTTGTATTGATGCTGATTTTTTCGGCAGGGATGCTCTTTGGCCAGACGAAGGGGTTGATGAAGAAAACAAACGTGCAGGGAGCGAGTGCGGTTGACCAGATAGCACGGGACTCTGCCTCTGTTGCTTTGGCACGCACTTCCCCCCAGAAGACCCTCTACGTCAGCCCGACATACTCAGGCTTGGCTGCACCGTACTATGAGACGATACAAGAGGCGGTGAGTGCGGCGAGTAGTGGGGATGTGGTAGAACTGTTCGGAGCTACCTATACCGAAGATATTACATTTGGGAAGAGAATTTATTTACATTCATCCCAGAATACACGCCTTGCGGGGAATCTTTTTGTTGTTGAGGGTGATACTGTTATTATTTCTGGGGTGGAGATCGGAGGAGTTCTTCAGCAAAACGGGGGATATGTCTCCTGTGCGGGGGATGTAATGACCGCTCAAATAATAGACACAAGTGGAACAATGATATTGAATTTTAGGTCTATCCGCACAATCATCGGGACGGTAGCGGGGGGAGCTAATCTAACAATTAGGGCGGATAGTTTTTATGTCTCACCTGGGACACAAACAGGAGAACTCTTGAGACTTTGGGGTAGTTCCCGCGCAGACATTGTAGTGAACCACTTACTCCAGAAGATCACAGCTTATGATACGTCCACAATTTACATCCACGAAAGTGGCGGCTCGCAACATGGACAACTTACCTGTGCTGATTCGACTTCAACGCTGATAGTTGCAAATTGTAATTTCTTGGTAAATGTTCCTAATGTTGCCGGACTACATAACATAGAGACTGAAGACGGTGGGATTATTTTTCTTTACAATTCAACCTTTAAGACTGGTTCTTTTCAACATGGAGGCTTTACGGGTTCTCCTGTCTCATTGGCAGGGACATATAGTATCTATGCTTTTAATTGTTCATTTATAGATTCTGGAGGAAGTGCCTATTATCAATCCTGTGTATCTGCTGGAGCAAATGGTAGAGGGGAATGGATTAAATGTAATTTTGAACATCTTGGTCGTGGTTCGGATGGGGGTGGAGGAGCTATTGTTGGGGTTCCTGCTCTGCCTGCAACGGTTCACCAACGATTTATTGATTGCAGTTTCCATTCTGCAATTTTTGAAGGGCTTTTAATTAGTAACGGGACTCGCTCTTTAACTACCGGGGATAGTCTAATTATTTCCAATATGACCTTTCAAAGTGATACGATAGACCAGAGGGCAGTTAACGACCTCGTCGTTGGTGAAACAATCCAGGACACTCTTTACAAATATATGCCCAATACTACTAAGCAATTATTGGGGAACAATGTCGTTGGTGACTCCGCATCATTCCGAGTAGTGAAGATCGGCGGTGGCGCATCAACCGCCAATTATGATTCAATAAGAGTTAGGGCGGTTAATCTTGATAAGATAAACTCAACCGGTGCTGGCACTATTACACTCCAGGGGGTTGTGAACATCGGAGATTATATTCGTGGTACAGATGGAGCCTCATTACAAATACGTCCAGGATGGGGCGGTTATTCGGTACAGTTCACAGATTATGCTGGCTCAAAAGCTATCTTTGGTATTAGCAATACTGGCGTTATTACTCTTGGGGATAGTACGTTCTTGCGAAACCACGATGAAACAATGACTCTTATAGACGAATATACGGGGAATTCAAACTGGAATACTCTCACCGCCGACAGCATCTACGCCCGTGCCTACGGCAATCTACCTGCTGGCGGTTCCGGCACATTCGGCGGATTAACCGATGTGGACACTACGGGCAAGGTTAATGGCTCAGTCATTAAGTACAACACAGGATCGGGCAAATGGGTAGTGGGAACGGACAACACGGGTGGTGGAGGATTCTCTTGGTCTGTTGATGGTAGCTCGACGGCTGGGGACTCGCTACGCTTCCACAATCTCAATATGTTCACATGGACACAGACAGGGAACGCTGTCACGGCTTCACTTGATACGACAACGGCATTTGCAAAGGTGAAGTCTGACATTTCCGGTAAGCTCGGTTGGTCGGATAGTACGACATTCCTTGCCTATACCAAGTCTATTGCCAATGCAAAACTTTCATGGAGTGACTCAACTACATTCCTTGCCTATTCAAAGAGCCTTATTAGTGCGAAGTTGGGTTGGAGCGACACCACGACTTTCGATGCCTACATGAAGTCATTGATTGCCTTGAATCTCCCGAAGGCTCACGTTGGAGATTCGATAGACTCACACATCACGGCACAGTCAGTAGCCCCAGACACCTCGGATGACTTCGTTATAGATGGAGACATCTTGAGGATTCGGTATAAAGTGCCAGACACTACCTCTCACGCGGGTGACTTCTTGAAGGGCGATTTGACTTGGGGGAGTCCTACGGGTGGAGGCGATTTGAGTTGGTCAGACTCAACGACGTTTTTAGCTTATGTGAAATCCCTTCTTGACTTGAAACTTGTCTGGTCGGATTCAACAACATTTCTGGCTTATGTTAAAGCAAACAAGATAGCAATGTCCGACAGTACGACTTTCCTCGCTTACACAAAGTCAATAGCTAACGCCAAACTCTCGTGGAGCGACTCGACCACCTTCTTAGCCTACGTCAAGGCGAATAAGATAGCTATGTCGGATTCTACTACATTCTTGGCTTACGTCAAGGCAAGTAAATTAGGCTGGTCGGATTCAACGGCACTACTCGCATATACAAAGTCTCTCATTACAGGTTCAGGCACAGACACAATCATTGCAGTCTCAAACGGGATAACGAGGGGAACCACAGGTAACACCGTGACGCTTGGGCTTGATACCACCATCGTTCCAATCCTTGAAGGCCCGTCCTCTGGTTGGCTGTGGCAGAGAGACGCTTCACATACAAGGGTGGTCGTTCCTGCCGTGGACTCGTCGGAGTTCAGCTATATTGATGGAGTGACAAGTGCAATCCAGACACAGCTTGACGGGAAGATAGCCAAGGCGACGGTCAAGAATCTCTTCTCTTATCCAATGGTGGATACTTGCTTGACAACCGATACCCTCGCCATCTATTCAATCGGCGTGGCGTGTACTCTTGACTCAATCAGATATGCAACTGGAAGAGGGTTCGTCGGGACGTTCAGGATAGACATGGTAGATTCACTGACTCAAGGGGCGGGGACGCTCATAGACACCACGACTTGTAACAACGTGAGCAGAAGGGTACAGTATGGTGCGACGCTCAACTCGACAACCCTGACAGCGGCGAAGCTACTGAGGCTTACATGGGTAGGTGTGTCAACTCCATTATCAAGAGGGAAATCTGCGCTTGTTAGCTTCTTCACACACGAATAAGATCATACTTCTTCTTCTCGTTTCTTCGGTTTGTTTCGGGCAGAGAAGGATTATCCCATATCTCTCGGCTGGTGGCGGTTCACCTCCAGGAGTACCGACATTGGTATCTCCTATCAACTTCGCCGTTGAGCAGGATTCAAACAGCCTCCAATTCAAGTGGAACACGGTAAGCGGGGCAACAAGCTATCAAATTCAGATAGACGATGACCCTGCGTTTGGTTCTACATTCAAGGATTCATCTTCAATCACGGATACGAGCGCAAGTTTCTCAGGACTCGCGGGACGGACGTTCTACTACTGGCACGTAAGAGCCACAAATGGTTACGGCTCAAGCTCCTATTCGTTGAAGTGGGAACTTAAGACAAAGACGTACATTGTTCTTTGTTCTACCAAACCATCATACTTCGGTTACAAAGCAGGGTTTGGAGATTCAGCCTCGGTACTTGGTAGTGACGGAGCACAGAGCCCAACAGTAACCTCTATGCAACGAGGGGACTTGATGGTAGTGTATTGCCTTGATAGAGCTAACGTGACGTTCTCGGTGACTTCTGACGGTGGGCAGAGATGGACAGCGGGGGATGACGTAGGCACTACGGCTAATTCTCAGTTATGGTACACTACATTCAACGGGATATGGACAACTAGTCCGTACTTTTCTACCAGTGGGACAAGTACACCGTTCTCGACCACAGCCCACGTCTTCCGACCATGCGACACGACTCACGCGTGGGGGCTGAGTGCAAATGAAGCCTCAGCGACATTCACAGCACCTTCAGCACCTTATAGGATGATTGCTCCTTCAATCACAACAGGCAAAGACTCATCTGTGGTATTGAGTTTCAGAGCCACACAGGATGACAACTCAGACACCAACAATGTGAGAGTACCAGGGTCGAATCTGATGACACGCTCAGGGCCGGAAAGAGGAGTTCAAAACATCGGCGGGTCTGATACTTACATGAGCACGTGGTACAAAATCTATAATGCCGCAGGAGCAACCGGAGCGGATACCGTGTATCAATCCAACCGTGGCGGTGATGCGGGTGTATATAGCAAGATAGCTTTTTATGACTCGGCATTAGCTCTACCATCAGCGGTGACGCTGATAGGTCCGACGGATACACAAACGGGAGTGTCTCTCAACCCGACTTTTACATGGTCAACGGGTGCGGTGTATGGCTTCGTCTCAGATAGGATACAGATAGATTCCGTTGGTACGGGGTTCACGGCTTTGACTAAAGACTCGTCAATTACTGCAACGGGAGGCACGGCTTCCTTCGGTGGACTTTCACCAAGCAAGACGTACTATTGGAGGGTGAGGAGAACTAACTACCGTGGTACGAGTTCATGGTCAAGCACGTTCAGCTTCACGACGGGTACGGGTACGGGGGTTTCTGCTTACGATTATTTTGCTACTGGTCCGAGCGCAGAATGGACTGCAAATAATGGTACTTGGGCGGTCACTGGTGATTCGCTCTATACCTCAACAAGCAACACGGATGTTGCTATACGATATACAGGTTCAGCTCTGAATGGTATAACACTCAACCAATACTCAGAGATCCAGCTTGGTTCCTTTTCAACAAGTAACGGGTATTGCACGGCGGTGGTTTGGGATAGTGCAAACACTGGTTGCGGTTCATTCTACGGAGTATTCACCGATGGGACGAGCGGGGCGGGGCACACTGCATTCTATAAATCCTCGGCAGGATCAACAAGTGAACTTGCTTCCATTGCTGAAACGTTCGTTGTTGGTGACAAGTTGAAGATAGCCATTGTGTTTAATGCAACGGCTGATACACTTAAAGCCTATAAGA